GGTGCGGTTGCTCTTTTTTATAATAATGTTGAAAAATTCCATACTAGCGCCTCTGGTGTTGATGTACTAGGAGATCTTACTGTAGATACAACCGCGGTTATTGATGGAGCAACAACAATAAATGGACAATTAAATCAAAATGGAGATATAAAACTTGGCGCTTCAGCTAGCATTGTTTTAGATGATACACCAACAGCTAGCACAGCAAGTGGAAGTGGTACAATAGTTGAATGGTCGGTTTCAGTATCAGTTACAGCGGGTACTTTATATGTTATTAAATCAGACGGTGGTTGGACAACAGCTGACGCTGACAGTGAGGCTAAATCAACAGCTATGGCTGCAATAGCATTAGGATCAAATGCTACATCTGGTATGTTATTACAAGGTTTCTTTTATAAAGCAAGTCACGGTTTTGCTATTGGATCACCATTATATATATCTAACACAGCTGGTGCTTTTACAAATAGTAGACCAACTGGAACTGGTGATTACGTAAGAATAATAGGTTACGCAACAAGTACTAATTACATATACTTTGATCCTGATAAAACTTGGGTTAAAATAGATTAAAATAAAACTATGCCAACAGTAAATGCAACTAAATACGCTATAATAGGAAGTACTTATGGTGGCAGCTTTACAACAGCTAGACAAACAGGTAACTTTGCTACAAATCAACCTTCTGGATATACTTCAGGTGTGTATATGAGTCGTGTTACTGGTAAAGCTGGAACTGTATATAGAATATCAAGATTTTTTATGGCTTTTGATTTATCTGCGTATAGTGGGCAAATTATAACAAACTTAACTTTAACTTTTAGATCAACAACAAACACAAGTTCAGGTGGTTTAGAAATTAAACTTTTAAAACACACAGCGCAAGGCACCGGAACTACTTTTAGTAACGCTGCTACAAGTGAATTTTACTCAGATGTAGATTTTAGTACAAACTATGGCACAGGTATACCTTATTTTAGTGACGCTAATGCTAACAACACACAAACGCTTAGTTCAGGCGCAATGACAGATGCTAGCTCTGGTTCACTAAGAGTTGTTATAGTACAAGCTGGTAATGATTACGCTAACTCAGCACCAACTTCTACAACTGATGATAAAGGTGTATTATCTACGTCTTCTGGAACTCAAAGTGGTTTTATACCTTATTTAACTTTTACAGCAACACCTGCTGGTTGGACTGATGGTGATGTGAATGGTGTTCTTAACGCAGATATTGACGATGTAAATAGTGTAGATAAAACTGATATAAAGTATGTAAATAATGTACAAGGTGGATTTGAAATAGTTCTTAAAAATAGCGCAACTAATCCTACACAAACTATACTTGCTTATACAAATATAAATCCTTCGTATAGTATAACTGATGGAGATTTTGTATTTGAAGACGTTAATTTAGACGATCCTTTTGACGGTGGAGATGATACTTGGTATTGGGCTGATCCTAATTGTAGCTTTGGTGTTGCGTATGCTGTTATAGATGGAGATGGTGAATTAAGCAATCAAGACTGTATACAACCGTAGCAAGTAAAAATGATATAAAACAAGTGATAATACAAATATACCCGGCTCGGGAAGAGCAATAACCAAATGTTAACTTAAAACCAAAACCAATGACATTTTATTACCAGACTAGTTCGTGGAGTAGTCAACCACAAATTACACAAGAAACCTTAGACCTTTGGAAGCACGTTGCTGATAAGTCAAATTGGCGTATTGTGCAATTACCAAACGGTTTCTATCAAACCGAACACCAAGATCAAAAAGAAAAAGATACTTGGCACGACGTTACAAGACGTGAAACTTTAGAAGGAGCAGAACAAGCTATTGATTCGTCAGTTGCTCATTATGTTAAAAAACTAGAGTTCGCTAATGGACCAAAAGTCGTGAAGACCTTTAAGTAAAATTAATTAAATTAAATCTAATCAAATTATGTCAAATGCAATTGTCAAAAACCTTAACTTCGGTGACGAAGCTAGAGGTAATGTATTTAAAGGTATAACTAAACTTACACAAGCTGTTAGCTCCACGTTAGGAGCTAGCGGTAAGTGTGTAATGTTAGAAGATGCTACAGGAAAACCAGTTATAACAAAAGATGGTGTAACAGTAGCTGATTCAATTATACTGAGAGATCCAGTAGAAAACATGGGCGCTACTCTTATAAAAGAAGCTGCTCGTAAAACAGTAAAAGAAGCAGGTGATGGTACAACCACCGCTACAATATTAGCTCACGCTATTTTAGAAGAAGCTTACAAAGTTTCTGATAAAACTAATTCTAGAGAACTTAAAAATGGAATTAATAAAGCTGTACAAGAAGTTGTTAAATATTTAGAATCTATATCAGTACCTGTTACTGGCAATATGATAGATCAAATAGCTACAATATCAACAAACAACGATAAAGAATTAGGAGAAATAATTGCTAATGCTTTTAGATCCGTAGATAACACAGGAGTTGTTATGATGGAAGTTTCTGCATCAGGTAAAACTGAAATAGAAGTTATTGAAGGAGTTCAATACGATAAAGGATTAACAAATTCTCATTTTATAACTAATAAGCAAAATAAAACTGCTGAATTAGAAAACCCATTAGTATTATTGGTTGAATCACCTGTTGAAACAATCAGGCAAATACAATCAGTGCTAGAGTACGTAATAAAAAACAATAAACCTTTGCTTATTATAGGCGATTTAGAACAAGGTGTTTTATCAGCTCTAGCTATGAATAAAATGAAGGGTAATGTAAAAATAAACGTTGTTGATGCTCCAACATATGGAATTAACAAAAAACAAACATTAGATGATTTATCACTTCTAACAGGAGCTACAATAGTAAATGAAGATTTAGGTGATGATATGGATTTAATCCAAATAGAATATCTAGGAACATGTTTAAAAAGCGTTACATCACATTCAGATACAATAATACAAGTAAAAGAAACTTCTGATGAAATAGAAGCTATTATACAAGGAATTAAAGATAAATTACAAGAAGATAATCCTTCTCACGAAGTTATTAAATTAGAAAAAAGACTAGCTATGCTAGCGGCTAAAATAGCTGTTGTAAAAGTAGGCGCTAACTCTGAAATTGAATTAAAAGAAAAAAGTGATAGAGTCGAAGATGCAATTTGTGCAACCAAAGCTGCTATCAAAGAAGGTATAGTGCCAGGTGGTGGAATTGCTTTAGTTAATGCATCATTAAAACTAAATAAAATTAATATAGGTAGTAAAGTTCTTTCTGAAGCTATATTATCTCCTTTTAAAACAATACTTAGTAATGCTGGCTTGAGTAACGATACTCCAAATAAAGCTAACGAAGGTATTGACGTAGTTACAGGAAACATGGTAAATATGATTGATGCTGGGATTATAGATCCACTGTTGGTTACTAAAAGTGCTTTGCAAAACGCAGCTTCAGTAGCAACAACGATATTATCAACCGATTGTGTAATCAATAATTTAAGAATAGATGAAGGCAATAGGTAGAAATTTAATCATAGAAAAAACAAAAGAAGGAACCACCAAAACTAAAGGTGGTTTGCTTCTTGCTGAATCACACAGAGATGACATTAGATATGTAGAAGCTAATGTTAAATCAATAGGTGAAGAAATAGAAGGAATAAACGAAGGTTCAAGAATATTTTTTGATAAACATGCTGGTCACAAAATAGTAATTGATAAACAAACTTATCATGTTATAAAAATACAAGATGTAGTTGTTGTTTTATGAAATTAGTAGCTAGTGACATTAAAGAGTTAAACTTACTTAAGCATTATAGAATTATTAGAAAGTGGGCATGTAAAAATAACAACTTAACTGATGCCGATTTAGAGGTTTTAATTTATTTAGACTGTATGGATCTTTTTAGTAAATATGATTTTGAACAAGGTGTTTATTCTTACAGTTGGGATAATAGAAGATGGAGCAGGTTATTAAAAGATGGTTGGATAACTGTATGGAGACATAGAAACAGAACTACACAAAAATATAATATATATAAAGTATCATTTAAATGTAAACAACTTATAATGAGAATTTATAGAATTATGCTAGGTGAAGATGATATACCAACAAGCGCTAGAAGAAACAAATTAATAGCTGGAGATACATATACAGATAAAGTAATGACAAAAGCTATATATAACGTAAACAAAGACAAACAAAGATGAGCAATAGTCCATTAAATCTTTTCGGAAGTAGAAGAAGAAGAAAAAGAAGAAAAGCAAAGCTAGCTGCAATGAATCCAGCTGAAAGAGCTGCGTATCAAGCAAGAAAGCAAAGTTTAATGAGCTCAATTGGTGGCGGAATAGGAAATGTAGCAGCTGCAGGTTTAACTAATTTTGGAGGAGCTAATAATCAAGGAGATGTTCAATCACAAATTTCTGAAATAAATTCTAAACTTGATACACTTACTGGCAGTGGTGATACTGTTGGTAATAATACAATACAAACGCCTGGTGGTGACTTAACAAACCCGTCAGTTATAGATCCGATGCAAGCTGAAGAAACAATGATGGGTGGAGATGATGAAGTTGTAGATGGAAGCGCATTGGCTAAAATTAAAAAATATAAAGGAAGTTGTAAGTTAAAAAAAAATAAATAAAAATATAAATTATGCATCACGGAAAATATGATCCTTCAATGGAAAAATTAAAGCCTGGAACTAAAGTAGGTATAGTAGGTGAATCTCACGTGTGGGACGGACCACTAGATCAAAAAGGTAGAGCTCACGGCATGGGTTCAAGTTCAGGTATAACTGGTATGGAAATATTAAAAGCACCTGTAAAAGGTGGTGGTATGAATCCAGTATTAAAAGCACAAGGTAAAATATAATGAGATCTCCATTTTATAAAGAAGGATTTCCTGAAATTAAACCAGAGAATAAAGGTAAATTTACAGCATGGGCTAAAAAGAACGGTTTTAAAGACGCTTGTTCTGCTGCATCATCTGTAATGTCAAGTAAAGATAAATATAGCGAAGAGGTTGTTAAAATGGCTAACTACGCAAATAACTTTGGTTGTAAAAATAAATAATATGAGTAGTAAATTTTCAAGTCCATTTCTAGCAAAAAGTCCTTTTAATAATAATGAAAGAGAAGATGCTTTAATTAATCCTGATAGTTCAGCTGCTGTAGAGGCTTGGGATCAAATGAAGCAAAACTACATGGTTAGAGAGTTTAAAGGAAACGATGAAAGATTAGGACCAATTACTCCTAAAGAAAATCTAGATGAATATAATAGAGAAAAAAATGAGTTTTATTACGATACTGATAGTAGTGAAATGAAGCTTATTCCTACAGATGATGCTGAAAGAAGAGATCAAGCTTTTATGGATAGTTTAAAGTCTTTTCAACTAGCACCACAAGATAAAAACCCACAATAATATGGCATTTAAAATAAAAAACTTTTACGGATCACCTTTATATAGTTCTAGTCCTGATAGACCTTTTACAGCAGGAGATACAGAAAGAAAAGAAAAAAAATTAGACAAAACTATTAAGCAATTATCAGAACCAATGTCTGATAAGAAAAAAGCTAGAAAAGAAAAAAAGCTACTCAAAACAGCTGATCAATTAGAAAGAAACGCTAGTGGAGATAAAACAACTCCTTTTTTAAATATAAGATCTTGTAAAGATGTTCAAGATGAAATAAATAAAAAACAAGCTGAGATAAAAAAAATGAGAGATTTAACTAAAAAAGATAAAAAAGTTCGTAACTGGGATGATTTATCTGATCAAGTTGATGGTCTTAGAGAAGAATTAAAAAACTGTAAAAAATAAAAATATGAGTTCACCATTTTCAAAAAAATTCCATTCATACGGTAAAGATCCTGTAAAAATGTTAGGAGATTTAAATAAAGACGGTAAAATGTCAGGTTGGGAGCAAGCAAGACAAGATAAAATAGAATCTAATTCACCTGGTAAAATGCTTTCACCTTTTCACAAAGAACCAGCAATAGATCCATGCTCTGCTGAGTTTGATTATGATGTTGCCACTAATCCTCCTCACAATATGACAGCTAAGCAAATAAGAGAGGCTAGAAAAAATTGCAAAGATAATTCAGAGACTGAAGAACAAAGTGCTAAAAGAGATAAGGCTACTAGTAGAGATGCTCAAGGAGAAATTAATTAATTATGGCATTTAAAATACCTAATTTTTATTCAAAATCTCCATTACACGGAAGTTATTATAATCCAAAAGGTGAAACTTATATATCTGAAGTTGGTATGATACAAGATGCGGCTAATGCAGTTGCTTCAGCAGGATTAACTATAGACGCTAAAAATAAAAAAGCTAAAACTGATAAATCTTTTAAAGATGAAGCTAAAAAATTGTTTGATGCGGGGTATGATGAAAATTCAGCAGAATATAAAAAACTATATGTAGATACATATGGAGCAGTAAAACCAGAAAAAGAAAAAGACAAAGAATAACATGGGACACAAAGGATACTACGGACAATACTCAGGTAACGCTAAATGGTCAAGAAACCATGCAGATACTAAAGTAACAAAAGAAAATTACAAAGCATCTGAAAGAGATGATGCAGCTCATATTGATTATCTTAAAAGAGATGTTGATTATGATAACAAACACGGTCACAGTGATGAAAACATGACTGCTGATGAAAAGCATATATCTAAATTAGCAGGTGATATGAAATATGATAAAAAACATCATGGTTCACCAACTAAACATGTTAACAAACATATGGACAAAGATCATCCACATAATAAAAGAAAAGATCACGATGATACTATACATTCTCACAAAGGTAAGCCAGGTAAGACTCAATCTAAAGCTGTTGCTAAAATGCTTTCACCAGTTAAACAAACTACAGGGGTTGTAGAAAAGTTTAAAAAAGATACTGATAAAGTTATAAGTAAAGCCTCTAAGATTAAAGCTGGTGAGATACATAGTGGATGGAATCCTGATAAACCACCAATTGAAATATATAGAGAACCAAAAATAACTAATAAAAAACCCAAATCTAAAGAGCCAGGAACTTGTTTACCAGGCGCTTTTACTAATTGTTGGGGCAAATAAAATAACTAACTAATAAATATAAAAAAATGACTTACAACGAAGACCCAATAATGAACCAAAATAAAGGCTACGCTAAACAAGAAAAACACGATTTAATGCATGATAACCCTGTGGCTAAAGACGCTAGTGGCGGAAGAGGTGGATCATGGATGTCTAAGCATTCACGATCAAAAATAGGCGGTGGATCACCTTTATATGACAAAGGAGACCCAGGTCATAAAAAGAAGTTTAATTATGGAGATGGTAAAGATAATGAAAGAAAAAAAGCTCATCTAAAAAAAGTAAAACACGGAAGAAATAATGAACACTCACGATTTGTAGGAGAAAACAACCGTAAATCATAACAGTAGAGAGCTGTATAAAACTCGCAAAACACAAACATAAACACAAACACAAACACAAACAAAATGGCAAAATTTATTAAATTCAGCGTAAGAAACTCAGCCGCTGCACAACCACTAGGACCAACAGAAAACATCTTAGTAAACTTAGAAGATATTACTTCAGTAACTGCATCAGGAGCTACAGGAGCTAATGCTAAAACAGCTATAATTGGTTTAACTGGAAGAGCTGCTCAAGCTGCAGGTTACAGAACTTTAACTTTAGCAGTATCTACTAGTATTTCAGCTGCTGTAAATCCAACAATTGTAAATGGGCAAAACAATCCTATTGTTTCAGCTATCCGCTCTGCAATGACAGCTAATCCAGGTGGAGTTGTAGCTTCAGCTCAACTAGGACTTGACCAAGCTGCTACACCAGTTCAAATGTACTGGAGAACTGCTACATTCGCATAATAATCAGTATGAGATCTAGAGGTTTAGGTGACGACATAGAGAAGTTTACAAAAGCTTCTGGTATCAAAAAACTGGTTGATAATGTATCAAAAGGTTTAAACATTCCCTGCGGCTGTCAAAGTCGTAGGGATGCTTTAAACAAATTATTACCTTACAAAAAATAATATGGCTTTTAAACTAAATAATCCTCCATACGATACGAATAACGTACCAGTTTACAATGTACCAATGGAAGATGGTGTTATGGGTAAAGCTAATAATAACGGCACTATTATTTTAAATAATAAGCTAGATCCTTCAGAATGTGAAAAAGTAATAGATCACGAAATGGTTCATATAGACCAAATGAAAAGAGGTGATTTAGATTATGATAATGAAAATGTTTACTGGAAAGGTAAAAAATACTCAAGAGCTGATATGGAAGAAGGTGCTAAAAACCTACCATGGGAAGCTGAAGCATATAAAAAAGCATGAAAAAGAAATTTAATGAAACTAAAGTAGGTAAGTTTTTAAACAAAGCTGCTCCTGGAATATTAGACCTAGCTGGTGATGTACTACCTGATGCTGGGGTTTTTGGTTTAGTTAAAAATCTTATACACAAAGATCCTGTGCTACCTGCAGAGGATAAAGAAAAAGCTCTTAAACTTTTAGAGCAAGATATGACTGAGATGCAAGAAATCTCAAAACGCTGGGCTAGTGATATGAAATCTGATTCATGGCTTAGTAAAAATACTCGTCCAATGTCTTTAATATTTCTAACTGTAATGACTATAGCCTTTATATGGGTTGACAGTCACGAGTCATTATCATTTACAGTAGAACAAGAATGGATAAGTTTATTAAAAACATTAACCGCGACAGTATATGTAGCCTATTTTGGTTCACGTGGTGTAGAAAAATTCAAAACAATAAGTAAATAATAAAAATAAATAAAATGGGTAAATTTCCAATAAGTGACGGTATAGCTGGTAAAGCAATGCGTTCAACAGGTTTAGTAGGAACTCCAAATGGTAAACCAGCTTGGATTTTTGAAAACCAAACAGGTGTTTTAGGTAACAATTTAAATAGCTCTGTATTATATATGGGTGTTACAGGTAACATAGATGTTATTGTAGCAGGTACAAGTTTAGCTTCTGTTAGTACATTAAATTTGACATCAGGAGGCGCTGCTTATAGTGATGTAACAGCTGCAACAACATGTTCTAACAACATGGCTCAAGGTTTAACTGTAGCTATAACACAAAACGCTGGAGTTATACAATCTTTAACTATTGTAGCCGCTGGATCTGGTTATAATCCTGGTGATATTATTACTGTAGTTGAAGCAGGTGGTGGTGCTGGAGGAGCAACAGCGGTAATAACAGCCGTAAACGATGGCGTTCCTGTTGCCGCTCAAGCAATAACTTTTGAAAGTGTACAAGCTGGATCATTTTTACCAGTCGCTGTAGACTTTATAACATCATTAGGAACAGGTGTAACTGAAGCAGATGTTATTATATGTAAATAAGTAATATATAGGTGACTATATAAATAAGTGAATATTAATAAATTAAATTAAATTAAATTATGGAAGAAGCAAAAAAAATGATCAGCAAAGAGCAGTTAGAAACTGTCAACAAACAACAGGTAGAATTAAGCGAAATGCTTAGATCACTAGGTGTTTTAGATGTACAAAAAGTAAACATACATCAAAAAATAAATGATCTTTCTAAAGTTATTGAAGAAACAAAAAAAGAATTAGAAGAGGAATATGGCCAAGTAAATATTGATCTTAAAGACGGTACTTACACAGACATTGAAAAAGAAGATGCAAAATAATATAAGAAAGATTAGTATTGGATCTGATTATAAAAATGACGCAATGCATTACTCTGTAGGCCAAGAGGTTTATGGAGGTCATGAAATTTCTCATATTTTATTTGAAGACTCTGATAACTCTTATAACATACATATAAAGAAAAACAACGAGGTATTGCCATGGAAAAAGTTTAACTCTAACATGGCTATATCCGTTGAGTATGATCTTAACTATTAATGAAAAGCATATACGATTTTATTATACAACCATTAGGTGATAAGTATAGTAACACAGTTAAAATATCTGGTGTAGACATTGTTGTTAATACAAAAATAGAAAACTGGAAGTTTGTAAATAGATTAGCTATAGTTGTAGAAACTCCTTTAGCATTTAATACTAAAATTAAAAAAGGAGATATAGTTGTTATACATCAAAATGTGTTTAGAACTTTTTACGATATGAAAGGTCAAAAAAAGAAAAGTAGATCTTACTTTAAAGACGATCTTTATTTTTGTGCTATTGACCAAGTTTATTTATATAAAAACAAAAAAGGTTGGCATAGTTTTGGTGATAGGTGTTTTATAAAACCTATAAAAAACAATGATAGTTTAACGCTAGACAAAGAACAAAAGCTTATTGGTATATTAAAATATAGCAATAGTTCATTAGAAGCGCTTAAAATTAACCAGGGAGACTTAGTAGGTTACACGCCTAACGGTGAATGGGAATTTTTAGTTGAAAATGAACGATTATATTGTATGAAATCAAATGATATTGTTATAAAATATGAACACCAAGGAAACGAAGAAGAATATAATCCAAGCTGGGCACATAGCAGTTGAGGAACTTATTAAAGTTGCTAAAGAAGCTATTATAGATTCAAGCGATGATATATCAGCGGACAGGCTTAAAAATGCTGCTGCTACAAAAAAACTAGCTATATTTGATGCTTTTGAAATACACAATCGTATTATAGAAGAACAAAATATGTTAGATGAAAAACCTAAAGAAATTAAAAAAGAAACTACGTTTCGTGGTTTTGCTGAAGGGAGATCTAAATAATGTATAAGCAAACACTATATAAAGTATTATCTGACCACGTTAAACCTAAAGTTCTTAACAGAATGAACAGGTATAACAAATGGGAGTATGGATATAACGAAGATCATGATATGGTTGTTATATCTAAGACCGGACAAATTGGAGAGATTTATGAAATACAAAATCTTAAAATAGCTTTACCTAAACAAAACAATGTTCATAAGTTTGAAGAAAACAAATGGACTAGATTTGATTATCCTAAGATATTAAGTAGAATAAAAACAGTATTTGACTGGAGAGAATACCCTGAGGATTTTAAAGAGACATGGTACGATTATATTGATACTGAATTTAAAAGACGTGAAGAAGGTTTTTGGTATATAAATAAAGATATACCTACATATTTAACAGGTACTCATTATATGTATTTGCAGTGGTCAAAAATTGACGTTGGTCAACCAGACTTTAGAGAATCAAATAGATTGTTTTTTATATTTTGGGAAGCTTGTAGAGCAGATTACAGAAGCTACGGTATGTGTTATTTAAAAAATAGACGATCTGGTTTTTCTTTTATGGCTTCTGGCGAAACTGTTAATATGGCTACAATATCTAGTGATGCTCGTTTTGGTATATTATCTAAATCAGGTGCTGATGCTAAAAAAATGTTCACAGATAAGGTAGTGCCAATATCAGTTAACTATCCTTTCTTTTTTAAGCCAATACAAGACGGTATGGATCGACCTAAAACAGAGTTAGCGTATCGTGTGCCAGCGTCTAAGTTTACAAGAAGATCTATAGTTTCTACAGACAAACAAGAAGATCTTACAGGACTTGATACAACTATTGATTGGAAAAATACCGGAGACAACGCTTATGATGGTGAAAAATTAAAATTATTAGTACATGATGAATCAGGTAAATGGGAAAGACCTAATAATATAGAAAACAATTGGCGTGTTACTAAAACAACATTAAGACTAGGTTCTAGAATTATAGGTAAATGCATGATGGGATCAACGTCAAATGCTTTAGACAAAGGTGGTAGAAATTTTAAAAAATTATATGATGACTCAGACGTTACAAAAAGAAATGCAAATGGACAAACTCGTTCAGGACTATATTCTTTGTTCATTCCTATGGAATGGAATTACGAGGGATACATTGATTCTTATGGCATGCCTGTCTTCGAAACACCACAAAAACCATTGTTTGGACCTCATGGAACGCCAATCAAACTTGGGGTTATTGAATACTGGGATAACGAGGTAGAAGGTCTTAAAGATGATCAAGATGGTTTAAATGAATTTTATAGACAGTTTCCACGCACAACAAAACACGCGTTTAGAGATGAGTCTAAAATGTCTTTATTTAATCTAACTAAGATATATCAACAAATAGATTTTAATGAAGATTTAAAAAACTCAGTATCTATTACTCAAGGTAATTTTCAGTGGGAAAATAGTGAAAAAGATACAAGAGTTATATTTGCACCTAGCAAACAAGGTAGATTTTATATAACTTGGGTTCCTCCAGTTCATTTACAAAACAAAAGGTTCATTAAAAATGGTATTAATTACCCAGGTAACGAACATTGTGGTGCTTTTGGATGTGATCCATATGATATATCAGGTACAGTAGATAAGAGAGGGTCTAACGGCTCTTTACATGGTTTAACTAAGTTTAGCATGGAAGAAGTGCCGCCAAATCATTTTTTCTTAGAATATATCGCTCGTCCACAAACAGCTGAAATATTTTTTGAAGATGTACTTATGGCTTGCGTATTTTATGGTATGCCAATATTAGCAGAAAACAATAAACCTAGATTATTATATTATTTCAAACGTAGAGGTTATAGAGGTTTTGCAATGAACAGACCAGATAAAAAAAGAAACAAATTATCAGTAACAGAAAGAGAAATAGGTGGTATACCTAATTCAAGTGAAGATATAAAACAAGCTCACGCGTCTGCCATAGAAACATATGTAGAAACATTTGTTGGTTTAAAAGAAACAGGATATGGAGATATGTATTTTCAAAGAACTCTAGAAGATTGGTCTAGGTTTAATATAAATAATAGAACATCACATGATGCCTCTATTAGTTCTGGACTTGCGTTAATGGCTTGTAACAAGCATAGATATGCTCCAAACAATAAAATTAAATTAAAACCAGTTGATCTAGGTATAAAAAGATACAACAACAAAGGAACTTTATCAAAAATTATAAATTAATGAATATATATACTAATACCAATAGTGCTTTCCCTAGTCAAGTAGTGAGTGATGCTGAAAAAGCAAGCATTGAATACGGAAGTCAGGTTGCAATGGCTATTGAATATGAGTGGTTTCGTTCAGGAAGAACTACAGGTAATAGGTATTTAACTAATTGGAATCAATTTCACCAATTAAGATTATATGCTCGTGGTGAACAAAGTGTACAAAAATATAAAGATGAATTGTCTATTAATGGTGATTTGTCTTATCTTAATTTAGACTGGCAACCAGTACCTATATTATCTAAATTTGTTGATATTGTTGTTAATGGTATATCATCTAAAACATATGACATAAAGGCTTATGCTCAAGATCCAGAATCAGTAAAAGCTAGAACTAAATATGCTTCTAAAATACAGGAAGATATGATAGCTAAAGATTACTTAAAAGGACTAGAAGATACTTTAGGTATAAACTTATATCAAAGTACTAACCCTAGTAATTTACCTGAAACACCTGAAGAGTTAGAGTTACACATGCAGCTTAGTTATAAGCAGTCAATTGAAATAGCAGAAGAAGAAGCTATATCATCTGTGTTTGCTCAAAATAAATTTGATTTAACAAGACGTAGATTAAACATGGACTTAACAGTTTGTGGTATTGCTGCAGCTAAAACTAATTTCAATACAGCAGAAGGAATTACAGTTGACTATGTTGATCCTGCTTATATGGTTTATTCTTATACAGAGGATCCAAACTTTGAAGATATATATTATGTAGGTGAGCTTAAATCTATTACAATAGCTGAACTTAAAAAAGAGTTTCCAGGTATTAGTAAAGAAGAACTAGAACGTATACAAAAAATGCCAGGTAATAGACAGTATTTAACTGGTTGGGGTGATTATGATGAAAACACCGTGCAAATATTATACTTTGATTACAAGACTTATACTAATCAAGTATTTAAAATAAAACAAACAGATCAAGGCTTAATGAAAGCTTTAGAAAAACCTGACACGTTTAATCCGCCTGAAAGTGATAACTTTGAAAGAGTATCAAGATCTATAGAGGTTTTATATAGCGGCGCTAAAGTTTTAGGTACTGATACAATGTTAAAATGGGAACTAGCTGAAAACATGTCTAGACCATTAGCTGATACGACTAAAGTTGAAATGAATTATTCTATATGTTCACCTCGTATGTACAAAGGTAGAATAGAATCTTTAGTTAGCAAATGTATAGGTTTTGCTGATATGATTCAGCTAACACATTTAAAGCTACAGCAAGTTATGTCTAAAATGGTACCAGATGGTGTTTATTTAGATATGGATGGTTTAGCAGAGGTTGATTTAGGTAACGGTACAAACTATAATCCAGCAGAAGCACTTAATATGTATTTCCAAACTGGTAGTATTGTTGGTAGATCACTTACGCAAGATGGCGATATGAATCCAGGTAAAATACCTATCCAAGAATTAAGTTCTAGTTCTGGTCAAGGTAAAATACAAAGTTTAATACAAACTTATCAGTATTATTTACAAATGATACGTGATGTAACCGGGCTTAATGAAGCTCGTGATGGTAGTACGCCAGACAAACAAACGTTAGTTGGTTTACAAAAATTAGCTGCTAATGCTTCTAACGTTGCTACAAGACATATTAAGCAAGCTAGTTTATATATAACGTTAAGAACAGCAGAGAATATAGCTTTAAAAATAGCTGATGCTTTAGAATTTCCACTTACAGCAGAATCACTAGTAAATGGTATATCAAACTACAATGTAAATACTTTAACAGAAATAAGTAATTTAAACTTACATGACTTTGGTATATTCTTAGAACTAGAGCCTGATGAAGAAGAACAAGCTCAATTGGAACAAAACATACAAGTTGCTTTACAACAAGGTGGTATTGATTTAGAAGATGCTATAGATTTAAGACAAATTAAAAATCTTAAGTTAGCTAATCAAATGCTTAAAATAAAACGTAAAGCTAAAGGTAAACAAGATCAAGAAAATGCTCTTGAACAAGCAGAAGCACAAGCTCAAGCTCAAGCTGATGCGGCTGAAAAAATAGCAATGTCTGAAGTACAAAAACAAGAAGCTATATCAGGTTCTAAAGTACAGTTTGAACAAGCTACTAATCAAATGGAAATACAACGCATGGAGTTAGCTGCTCAATTAGAGCAACAAAAAATGCAAGCACAGTTTCAGTTTGATATGCAGTTAAAACAAATGGACATGCAAGCCGCTGGTCAAAAAGAACAAGAAATAGAAAACAGAAAAGACAAGCGTATTAAAATGGAAGGTACGCAACAAAGTCAAATGATAGAACAAAGAAAACAAGATCTACCAGCTATAGACTTTGAACAACAACAACCAAACATGCCGCAACCGCAGCAAATGTAGGTTATTATTAATTATTTAATTATATTATATTATGTCAGAAGTAAAAACAAATGAACCTGTTAAACAGGAAGGTGACTTTAAAATAAAGTCTAAAAAACCTAAGCAACTAGGAAACAAAGAACAAGAAATTGTAAAAGTAAGTTTAAAAGAACCTTTGGTAGAAATACCAGATGATGTTATTAAAGTTACAGTACCTAAAGAAGCTTTAAAACAAAAAGAAGATGCCATTCAAATCGGAGAAACAAAGGAGGTATCTGTGGAAAAACCATCCGGAGATAGCGCAGAGGTGGGAGAATCTATACAAAAGTCCAACGAGACTGCTGAAGGGTTTTCTCCAATCAAAGAAGTAACTGAAGAAGAAGTTAAAAAAGTAGAAGCAGAAGTAAAAGAAGCAATAAGAGATGAAAAAGTTTTAGGTAAACAATTGCCTGAAAATATTGAAAAGCTAGTATCTTTTATGGAAGAAACTGGTGGAACTATAGAAGATTACACTAGATTAAATGCTGATTATACTAATGTTGATGAAGATACTTTATTAAAAGAATATTACAAAAAATCAAAACCTCATTTAAATTCAGAGGAAATAGATTTTATAATGGAAGATAGCTTCCAATATGATACAGATCTTGACGAAGAGCGTGACGTCAAAAAGAAAAAACTCGCTAAAAAAGAAGAGATTGCAAAAGCAAAAAACTTTTTAGAGGAAACGAAGAATAAATATTACGACGAAATCAAGTTGAGACCCGGCGTAACTCAGGACCAACAAAAAGCTATGGACTTTTTTAATCGCTACAACAAACAGCAAGAACAAGCTGAGCAACAACACGATGTATTTCAAAAAAATACTAAAGAATTATTTAATAACGAATTCGAAGGTTTCGATATCAATGTTGGAGATAAAAGATTTAAGTATAATATTAAAGATGTAGATAAAGTTGCAGAAAACCAATCAAACATTAATAACCTAGTCGGGAAGTTCCTGGACGCAGAAGGTAATGTTACTGATACAAAAGGTTATCACAAAGCTATATACGCTGCTGATAATGTCGATAGAATCGCAACTCATTTTTATGAGCAAGGAAAAGCCGACGCAGTTAAAGACGTGGTGAATAAGTCTAAAAACCTATCACCGATAAAAGCTAGAACCCAACAAGGTGAAGTTTTTGTAAACGGCTATAAGGTTAAAGCTATTTCTGGTGCTGATTCTTCAAAATTGAAAATCAAAACAAGAAAATTTAACAATTAAAAATTAAACAATTATGAGTTTAAATCCACAATTTGGTGCTATTGTTCCAAGTCCTATCCAAACTCCAAGTCCTTCAAACTACTTAGTATTTGATGGTGCGGCTGGCGGAAACTTCGCGCAACAATATTTACCAGAAATTTATGAACAAGAAGTAGAGCGTTATGGAAACAGAACGTTATCTGGTTTCTTAAGAATGGTTGGCGCTGAAATGCCAATGACATCTGATCAAGTAATTTGGTCTGAACAAAACAGATTACATATATCTTACGATAACTGTAGTGTTGGAGCTGCTGCTGGTGGTAACAATCAGTCAGTTGTAACAATACCTGTTGGTGCTGGTATAGTTAATGTTATATCTATAAATGATACAGTTGTACTTTTAGATCCTGCAACAGGAGCTGAAGGAAAAGGTATCGTTTTAGCAAGAGCTGCTGGTAACGTAACGGTACAACCGTTTGCTAACGCATCTTTTGCTAACCAAGGGATAACTGCTGCTTCTGCAACAATTAAAATGTTTGTATATGGTTCTGATTACACAAAAGGAACAACTATTGGAGCAGGAGTAGGAAACTCTGCTGCTAGAGTATCTGTTGATCCTTCTTTCACACAATTTTCTAACTCACCAATCATCATTAGAGATCAGTACGTTGTTACTGGATCTGATATGGCACAAATCGGTTGGGTTGAAGTTGCTACTGAAGATGGAGCTTCTGGATTCTTATGGTATTTAAAAGCTGAGTCTGAAACTAGACTACGTTTTGAAGATTACCTAGAAATGTCGATGGTTGAAGGTGAACTAAACGCAAATGCTGGTGGAGCTGCAGGATCTTATGACGCTGCTAACTTACCAGGTACACAAGGTTTATTTGCTGCTATTAGAGCAAGAGGAAATGTAGAAGTAGGATTTACTGCTGCTGCTGGAATTGATGACTTTGATGCAATACTTAAAAACTTAGATACTCAAGGAGCTATCGAAGAAAACATGTTATTCTTACAGAGACAAACATCTCTTGATTTTGACGATATGTTAGCTTCTATCTCTGGTGGTTTCGCTGGTGGTACTGCTTTCGGTTTATTCGAAAATTCAGAAGAAATGGCACTTAACTTAGGTTTCTCTGGTTTCAGAAGAGGTTCTTATGACTTCTACAAAACTGACTGGAAATACTTAAACGACGCTTCTACAAGAGGTGCTATCGTTGGTGTTAATTCAATTGAAGGTGTATTAGTTCCTGCTGGAACTTCTACAGTGTATGATCAAATCTTAGGTACTAACATTAGAAGACCTTTCTTACACGTAAGATATAGAGCTTCTCAAGGTGACGACAGAAGAATGAAATCATGGTTAACTGGTTCTGCAGGTGGAGCATTTACTTCAACTCTTGATGCTATGGAAGTAAACTTCCTATCTGAAAGATGTTTAGTAACTCAAGCTGCTAACAACTTCGTTTTATTCCAAGGATTATAATATCCATTTAATGTAATTTTTACCCTCGTTATATCAACGGGGGTAATTATTACTTTTATAAACTATTTAATTATATTATATTATGGCTAAACAAGCTAAAGCAGAAACTATTGAGGTTGCACCTCAGCCGGTAGCTACAAAAGTAGCGCCACCAGCTAAACCTAGTTGGGAAATAAGAGATAGAATTTATTATTTAAAAGGAAACAAATCACCTTTAACATTAACTATCCCAGGTAAGCATACAAGAAAACATGCTCTTTTATATTTTGATGAAAAAACAGGAAAACAAAGAGAGATAAAATATGCTACAAATCAAGATTCACCTTTAGTAGATGAACAAAAAGGAGAATGCACTATGGGACATATTATTTTTAGAGATGGTTTTTTAAAAGTTCCTAAAAATATGCAAAACCTACAAAAGTTACTTTCACTATATCACCCTTTAAAAGATAGAATATACGAAGAGTATAGTGCTGTTGAAGAAGCTAAAGATGATTTAGAAGAACTTGACTTACAAATTGACGCTTTAAACGCTGCTAGATCAATTGATATCGATCATGCTGAAGCTATTTTAAGAGTTGAAAAAGGTTCTGAAGTAAATAATATGAGTTCTAAAGAAATTAAAAGAGATTTATTATTGTTTGCAAAAAACAATGCTTCAATGTTTATTAGCTTAGCTAATGATGACAATGTTCAGCTTAGAAATTTTGCAATAAAAGCTAGAGAAGCTGGTATAATAAATTTATCTAGTGATCAAAGAACTTTCACATGGGGCACTAATAACAGAAAGTTAATGAACGTTCCTTTTGATGAAAATCCTTATTCAGCATTTGCTGCGTTCTTAAAAACAGACGAAGGTGTTGAAATTTACAAATCTATAGATAAAAAGCTATAAAAACAAGTGATACTATATATAGGCGGTTTCGGCCGCCTTATTAGTATAAAAATAAAAATAAATGGTAAATATAAATACAGTATACACAACAGTCTTGTACATATTGAACAAAGAACAAAGAGGTTATGTAACTCCTGCGGAGTTTAATAGTCTTGCTGCTCAAGTGCAAGAAGAAATATTTAATTCATATTTTCCTGATGGTAATCAATTAAACAGATACAATCAAAACAATCAACAAAATGATACTGAGTTTTTTAACATGTTTAAAGACTCTGCTTATAAATTATACCCTTTTGAAAAAACAGCTCCATTTACTTATAATGCTGGTGCTGCAGTTTTAGGATGGGAATACACTGGAGCAGGAACAATATATAAGTTAGGTGAAATAATATCTACTTATAATACAACTAATCCTCAGTACGACTCAATAACACAATTAGCTAGTCAAAGTGATTTTTCTAAAATCACAAGATCTTCGTTGACAGCTCCTACAGTGCAATATCCCTTATGCACAACAGGTACAGGACCAAACAACTCAGTACTTATAAAAGTTAGTCCACAACCTAATGCTCTAAATGTTAACGCTATATTTAAACCAACTTCTCCAGCGTGGGCTTTTACTACTGGTAGCGTTGGCCAATATATATATAACGCTGGTAACTCTACTAACTTTGAATTAGATACTTCTGAGCAAACAAACATAATAATAAACATATTAAAATACTGTGGCATCATAATAAATGATCCAACAATAATACAAACTGCATCTGCTGAAGCACAAGAGGTGGAGGCTAACGAAAAATCTTAATAGGAAATGGCATTAATAACAGAAAATAATCAACAGTATTATCAAGGTTCGCAAGGCTTTAGAGGCACTGGTAACGCCTTAACTATAACTACAACGTTCAATACTGATCTAGTGTTTACTGATGCTAACTCATGGAACCCAGCTAGTGAAAATTATGCTTTAAATAATTTTAAAATATATACTAGCACTACAGGTTTTCCTGGCAGTTGGTCTGAATATCTTTTACAATATTCTGTAGCAAACAACGCTATAACTTTTGCTGCTAACCCTGCAAACAATTTATATATAGTTGTACAATTAAAAATATTAGATGGAGGTAAGTACGCTAGTACTTTACCTGAAGAAGCTACTGGAGATGCTGTTGAGAATAATTACGGAGGTTATCAATATATAAAACTAAATGATATTATAGATAACTACATGGTTGGTTACGTAGGCGATGGTAAAATAATACAAAACGCTAAAAAATCTGACGTACTTTTCTTCGCTAAAAGATCTTTACAAGAGTTTAGTTATGATACTTTAAAAAGTATTAAGTCACAAGAGCTTACAATACCTGAAAATTTATCTTTAGTAATGCCACAAGATTATGTTAATTATGTTAATCTATCTTGGATAGATAGCTTCGGTGTTAAAAGACCTTTATACCCTAACAATAACATAACTACAAACCCTTACCAAAAACTATTACAAGACAATCAAGGTATACCTACGCAGGATAATTTTGGATCTGACTTAGAAGGAACATCAATAACAGTAGAAAGATGGCAAGAAACAAATGCTAATAGATTATTAAATAATCAAGCTTTAAACGAGCTTGATAATCTTGCTTATGATGTTTACAATAATGATTTTGGATCAGGACCTTGGAACTGGGGAAGATTATACGGGTTAGATCCTCAATACTCTAATGTAAACGGTTGGTTTGGTATAAACGAAAGAGATGGTAAGTTTACTTTTTCTAGTAATTTAGTTAACAAGCTAATTGTATTAGAATATATATCAGATGGACTAGCTTATGACTTAGACACTAGAGTACCTAAAATGGCAGAAGAAGCTATGTACATGAGTATATCATATAACTTATTGGCTAACAGATCTGGTACACCAGAAGGTATGGTTGCTAGATTTAAAAAAGATAGAAGAGCGGCACTTAGAAACGCTAAGATAAGATTATCAAACATTAAGCTTAACGAAATAGTTCAAGTTATGAGAGGTCAATCTAAATGGATTAAACACTAGAATTTAATGGCAAAAGTAAATAACAATTTCATTAAAGGAAAAATGAACAAAGATCTTGATGATCGATTAATTCCTGTTGGTGAATATAGAAATGCAATAAACGCTCAAGTGAGTAGATCTGAAGGTCCTAATGTAGGAGCTTTAGAAAACGTATTAGGTAATACACGTGTTAGCGACATGAGAACATTATTTAGTATGTCTAATGCTTTTTCTATAGGTTATTGTGCTGATGAAATAAACAATAGAGTTTTTGTGTTTCTAACAGATAACACAAGTTCTATTTACGTTAACAACGCTAAGCATGCTATTGGTGTTTACAATGCTACAACTAACTCAACAACACTTTTGGTTGAAGGACTTTTTTTAAATTTTTCTACATTAAACCCTATAACAGGAGTTAATATTTTAGAAAATTTATTATATTTTACAGACAACAGAAATCAACCAAGAGTTATAAATGTTGATGACGCAAACCCTACAGGTTCTGCAAATCCTAATTATTACCAAACTGAAGAACAAATATCAGTAGCTAAATATAATCCTTACAAATCAATAGAGTTATATAGAATATCTAGAGATTTAAACCCTACAGAGTATGAAAGTACAATGTATGATGTTGTAAGTAAGTATTATCCAGATGGTGGTTTAGGAACTTTAAACGCGAATATAACCGCAGGAGATACTACTATGCAAATTTTAAAAGCTAATTATCAAGGTGATTTAATACCTGGTGCTACTATAGCTTTTATTAATACTACTTCTCCTGGAACATTTATACCAGGATTATCTGTAAACGGAACACCTTTAACTGTTAGCGCTGTAGGATCTAGCGCTACTTATTGGACTGTAACTGCTGGATTTGGACAAGGTGGTATACCAGCTTATACCGCTGCTAATACTGAAGTTATTTTTAATTATAATTATTATTATGATATTACTTATAATGGTGATGATAACTTTTTAAAAGATAAGTTTATTAGATTTGCTTATAGATTTAAGTTTGTAGATGGCGAGTATTCAATAATGTCACCGTTTACACAAGAGTGTTTTGTGCCTAAGCAAGATGGTTACTTTATGCGTAAAGTAAATCCTATACCAACTGGTACTCCTCCAAACTTTGGAACACCTGTTGCTACTAGTCCTGATTTAAATATTCAAGACGAAGAAGACACTTTTAGAACTACTACAGTAGACTTTATGGAAAATAAAGTAAATAAAATATTATTAAGAATTCCACTTCCATCAACTAGTAATTCTTTAGAAAGAGATTTAAAAATTACAGAAATTGACATATTATATAAAGAATCAACATCAAGTAATATAAGAGTTGTTGAAAGTGTTGATATAAATAAAATTTTAGCTGATGGTAGAGGTACTGTTAATGGAGCTATAAACGCAAGTACTACTGTTGTTATAGATGCTGTAAGCGGATCTATAAAACCAGGCATGTTAATAGAAGGAACAGGCATAACAAATAATCCTAGAGTTGTAAGTTTTAACGGTACAAATCAAGTTGTAATGAGCAGCGCTCAAACAATAGCTGACAACGTTGGTTTAGGTTTTGGCCAAAGAACTCATTTTGAATATGAGTATCAGTCTACAAAACCTTATAAAGTTTTACCATCAAGTGAAACAACTAGAACATACGACAAGGTACCTGTAAGAGCTTTGTCACAAGAAGTAATAAGTAATAGAATTGTTTATGGTAATTTTTTAAACAAACACACGCCACCATCTTCTTTAGATTATAATTTAGCTGTTAGTCAAAAGCTTGCTTTTAATTTAGGAACAGGAACTGCTACAACAAACGGTACTAATAATAGCGGTATTACAACAATAAATATAAATACAGTTTCAGGAACTTTAGAAAATGGTTATTCTATAACTGCTAACGTAGCAGGTATACAATCAAATAGTGTTGTTGTTAGCTTTACAGCAACCACAGTTACAATAGATAAAACAACTAGCGCTAGTATTGCTGCTGGATCTATATTAACATTTACAGCACCAAGCAGTATTAGGTGGAGCACAAGTACTGTAGAATACCCAAGCTCTTCTTTAAAACAAAATAGAAACTATCAAGTTGGTATAGTGTTATCAGATAAGTTTGGTAGATCTTCAAGCGTTATATTATCTGATGGAGATAACTCAGTTGTTTTTGGTGATCAAAAATATTTAGGTTCAACGGTTTATTCTGATTATATAGCTGGTGATATAGAAGCGCTTGAGTTCCCAGGTAATTCTTTAAAAGTATTATTTAATAGCACAATACCAGGAGGTACAACAGGTATATACAACGGTGACCCTAGCGACAAAGAATATAATCCATTAGGTTGGTATTCTTATAAGGTTGTTGTAAAGCAAACAGAACAAGAATACTACAATGTTTACCTACCAGGTATAATGGCTGCTTATCCTAACGAACCACTTAAAGAGCTTGGTAAAACATCTCACGCTGTTTTGTTTAATGATAATATAAACAAAGTGCCTAGAGATTTAGCTGAAGTTGGTCCTGAACAAAAACAATTTAGAAGTAGCGTAACTCTTAATGGTAGAGTTCAAAACACAAATACTCAAGATGTTTGGCAAAATAACATACAATATTATCCTGGAGCATTTCCTGGTTTAGTTAGTGTTATAGCCACTGATGATGATATTTTTAATGGGACATCTGAAATAGGATATGTTGGTAGCCCAGACTTTTACAATGTAAATTCTAACCCTTTAATAGCTAGAATAAACACGCCTTCTAAACAATTAGGCGTAGCTGTTACACCGACAACAGCAACAGTGGATCCAAATACAACAGGTCTTTCGTCAGATCAAGTCAATATAACAATAAACACAATAAGTCCTATATTTACGCTTGGTGGTAATCCTGCTCCAGGTAATAGTTTATTTGCAGGTCAAACTGTTACAGGTAATGGTGTTCCAGATAATACCACTATTGTTAGTAGTATAGGTAATGGTAGCGTATGGAAATTAACTTTTAGTAATAACTTAGAAGGTACTAGTTCAGGAGATGTATTAACATTTACACCTACTAATGATAACATTAATTTTGATTGGGTTACAATACCTAATAGCTTAGCTATAATGGAAACAGATCCTGTAGAATCAGAGCTAGATATATTCTGGGAAACAACTACTGAAGGTTTAATAACAGAATTAAATCAAGCTATTTTAGGTGGTACAGCAGACGCGGTTTCTATTAGTGGATTTAATACAGATTTATTTAAAGAAAGTTTAGCGCCTACTGGAAATATATTTACTACACCTTTTAGTTTATTAGATCAATTTAGCAACACTATAACTTACGCAAATACTACACCACCTCAGTTAAAATTAAACAGTGTTTTTGATTTTAATGGAAATTTAGTTGACGACCAAAACCCTGCTCAATTATTTGAACTATCTAATGTAGCTGGTACTAACACATATCAAATAGCTACTAAAGTTCCTTTTTACTATAGTAATCAAGCCTCTACAAATCAAACATATACTTTTAATTTTGAGGTTAATTACAATGGAGTTCAAAGTTTTATTACTCAACAACCTGTATCTTTAATAAATGTAGTACCATCAATTACATCTGGCTGTACAAATCTTACTTACACGCCAGGAACTACTGGTGGAGGTGTTGGAACTATTGCAAACTTGCAAGCTCAAAATGGAGCGTCTACATTAAACGTAGGATTTGACGAAGTTGCATACAAAGATTTATCATGGACCGTAACAATTGCTGGTAGTGGAAGTACTACGTATAATCCACCTGCTGGAACTATATTAGTTAATCAATCACAAGTAAATAGATTTTGGAACGGTAGAGTATTTTTTGCAGGAGGAGATCCTCCAAGCACAATGCCTGATGGCACTTATCTTATAACAGGCACTGTAGAAGATGCTGGAGGTTTAAGTGCTAACTGTAGCTTTACAATGACTTTAGATAGAACACCTTGTTTTACTTATAAGTTTACATATGCTGGAAGTGGTAATACAATTGGAGCCACTTACACTGGCTGTAATGGTGAAAGTGAAGTGATAAGTTTTGTTGATCCACCAAGTAATACTTTTCCAGGATTTACAACAGCTTGTGCTCCAGACAATACCACAGCTTTAACAAATGCTGGTTTTGTAAAACTAGCTTTAAATAGTACAGATCCAGCAAACGTGTGTAACACTTAAAAACCTAAAAAAATAAGTAATAATAATAACTATGGCTGCAATAATAGAAGTTAAATATTTCAATACATTCCTTCTTAAGAAAGTAAACAAGTCTGTTACTAACTTTGGTAACATACCTGTATGGAATGGCTCGACTGGAATACCAACTTCAAAAGGTGGTTATCCAAACACTACTGCAGATGTTCCAAACAACTGGGTTATAGAAGAGTCAAGGATACATGGAGGTTATAATAACACTAGTGTTTCTTTTGGTGCTAAAGCTTATTTAGTAGAAGAAGAACCTAACGGTACTAGACGAAGCAATTCATTAATATACTCAGGTATATTTAACTCTAGAACAGGTATAAATAGAACAAATGTTTTTTCCGTGGCTGATGATATAGTTAAGTCTGTAGATCCAGCAAATGGTTCAATACAAAAGCTTTATGCAGAAGATACTAATTTAAACATATTCCAAGAACTAAAAATAAGTAGAGCATTAATAGATAAAGATGCTATATATTCTGCTGAAGGTGGTGGAACAGTAACATCTAGTAACTTAGTTATAGGTGCTATTCAACCTTACATTGGTAAGTTTGGTATAAGCACTGATCCTACTAGTTTTGCTATATATGGTAATAACAAATATTTTACTGATAGAAATAATGGTGTTGTTTTAAGAATGTCAGGTGGAAGCTTAACAGAAATATCTAATGCTGGAATGATTGATTATTTTAGAGACAGATTAAGTTCAGGTATAAATGTTGGAGGTGTTAACGGTAAAATAATAGGTGGTTATGACATTCACAATAAACAATACGTTGTATCTACTCAACTAGCTGGATCACAAGAAAATACTCTTAACTCAGGATATGAAACTTTAGCGTTTGATGACTTGGTTCAAGGTTGGACAAGTTTCTTTACTTATAAACCAGATCAAATGTTTACTTTAGGTAACGGTTTTTATAGTTTAAAATTTGGTTCATTGTTTGAGCATTACGCGCAAGGAGGTACTAGAAATTTATTTTATTCTAACCTAGGTAACACAGCTCAACCGACTTCTATTACATTTGTTTTTAACCCAAATGTATCGCAGTCAAAAACATTTAAAACAGTCAACTACGAAGGTAGCAGTGGTTGGCAGATTAGCAGTTTTGATTCTGACAATACTGGTAGAGATTTAACTTCAGGAACTACTAACTGGCTTAACTACGATGACAATTCTGCTATTGTATATAGTTATGTTCAAGGAAGATATGATTCTACTTTACCAACACCGTTAACTGGAACTGCAGCTGTTTTAAGACCTTTTTATCAAGCAGGTTTTGACAGAAAAGAAAACAAATATGTTGCTAATCTAATAAACGCTAGTACTTCTGCGCCAGGTGAAATTCATTTTGGTTCTGCAATATCAGGTATTAAAGCTTTCTATGCAACAGTAACAATATCAACAGATGCTGTTACAAACCCAGGAGGGGAAAAAGAATTATTCTCTGTTGGTAGTGATTATATAGCTAACAATGGATATTAAAAAATTAATTAAAAAAATAAATAAATGGCAATAGGCGCAATAATAGGTGGCGTAGCTCAAATCGCTGGAGGAATAATTGGTGGTGGAAAAGCTAGAAGAGCCGCTAGAAGAGCTAGAAAAAAGCTTAAACAAATGAACGCTAAGATGGCTCAACTAGAAGCCAACAGGCAGGAAATTATAAATCCTTACGAAGGAGCTGAAAACTTAAGTGACATGATGAGTAATCCTATGGCCAACTTAGGTGTTGCTACGCAAGCTACTGAAATGCAAATAGAACAAACAGATCAAGCTTTAGCAAATACTTTAGATACATTAAGACAAACTGGTGGTGGTGCAGGTAGCGCTACTGCGTTAGCTCAAGCTGCTTTACAGTCTAAGCAAAATGTTGCGGCTGGAATAGAGCAACAAGAAAAAGCTAATGAAGATAAAAGAGCTGCTGGCGAGCAAAGATTACAAGATGCTAAAATAGCTGAAGAAAAAAGGATGCAAAACTTAGATGCTCAAGGTAAATCATTTGTGTTTAACCAAAGAGAACAAAGAGAAATGGGTCAGTTAAATAGATTGCAAGGCCAAATAGATAACATGCAAGGTATAAAAGCTCAAGCTAGTGCTGATCAAACCAGAGCTTTAACAGGAGCAATAAGCGGTATAGCTTCTGTAGCTGGATCTGCTTTTGGTGGTAACAGTGGTTCATAATAGATAAATAACATGGAAAACAAAAACATTCAAATAAATCTTCTAATACAACAAGTATTGCAAAGCGATAGCATGGCTTATATTCCAGGTTATATATCTTCTGATGTTGATATTGAGTTTAGAATACTAGACAGAGCATATCAAGACACAGGAAAATACTATGCTAGACTAAAAACAGCTATACAACAAAACAAATGTGGTGACTGTGTTGATGTAAACGAACAAATAAACATACTTGAAAGAGCTCCTGAAGTTTCGTTAGAGTTTCTTAAAAACGTAATGAGTGAGTTAAGTGTTACTGAAACTGGAAACTATGATCCTAATAATTACTACGGTTTTATGATTGCTAATGCTATTATGACTGAAAAACCTGGATTCTCTAGAACTGATGGCTATATGGTATCATTAGATTTATTACAAAACGGTAATCAAGAATTAATGTTTGATGGTCCTTTGTTTGAAAAACCTTTAATCATAAACAGCTCTGCTTTATCTACATTGCTAGATTCTGATACATCTATGGTTGTAGAAACACCAGATATAGATGCTAGCATGTCTGAATTATTAGTTCAATCACAATTATTTTCTCCTGATATGGTAGGTGAAAATGGTAAGTTATCAGCTGGCGCTAAAATATCAGAAGAGTTTGCTATAAAATTTAATGGTGAGCTTGATTATGAAATAATAGATATTGGTGGTGGTAAAGGTAGAAACGTATTAAGATACGATATGGATAAAATTGAAAAGAAATTAAATCCATTTATAAACGCTGAAGTTGCAGGTATGTTATCAGCTGAACAAGAAGCTATCGCTGCTTGGAACGTTTACTTATCTAAAGGAACTAGCGTAGAGGAAGATGCTCAAATGGTGCAAAACGCAAACGCTGCTGAAAGCTCATGGATATACGAAACTGATTTACCATTGTATCAAGATAAAAAAGAAAGATTTGCTTATAAATATAAAGAGTATTTTATCAATAATTATTTAAAACAATTTTTAACAAACAAGTTGCCTAGCGTAGAAGAAGACGCGGCTGTGTTTGATTTAGAAGAAGCAAGACAAGCTAAAGCTGATAAGTTTATGGAAGCTAACCAACAAAATTAAATTAAATGACAAAAGAAGAATATATAAAAAGTTTAGTTTATCAAAACATTCCTGGTGATAAAATGTTTGAACTAGTTAGACAATGGGAAATAGATAACCCTCAGACTGAAGAAGTTGAAGAGGTAAAGACAGAAGTTGTTGCGGACCAAGCGGGTGCAGCTGTAACAACTACAACAGACGAAGCATCCGATACGGCTTCAGAATCGGAAGATGGTTTTTCGGAATCACTAGATGGTAGAAGTTTAAGTAGTAATTTTGTTCCTGGCACTTTAGATTTTTATCAAGCAAGAGTTGCTAATTTAGGTCTTTCTATAGAAGAAGAAGCTAAAGCTATAAATAACATGGCTGTAGAAACAAGTGGAGCTATGGGTTTAATAACAGAAGATCAGTTCCAAAAGAAAATTAAAGTAAACACCAGTAGTGGTTATCAATTATATACTGAAGAAGAGTTACAAAAATTTATTGACGATAAACAAGGAGAAATTGATGGTGGTTTTAGAAATGTAAAAACTGTAGAAGATTATGTACGTGTAAGCCCGCATGTTTCTTACGTGGCGGGATTAGATCCAGAATTATATGTTAGCGGAAACGTATATAGTGGAACTATTGATGGTTTTCAACCTTACAATCAAATGCAGGAAATCACAGTAAATGCAAAACCATATTACGACGCAGATGAACTAGATAATAGATTAGGTCATCTTACTTGGGAAAGTGAAGATTTTTATCAACGTTACGCAGGGTTTAGTGGAAACTCTTGGGACTATATGCCAGAAGGTCATCAAGTTTTATCTGACTATGCTAAAGAATTATATGGAGGCGAAACGCAGTTATCTTCATTAAATGATTTTAATGGAAAAGGTAGAGAAATAGCTGGTTCTGGTATAATGGAAAACGGAGGGGTAGTTGGTTATTATGATAAAGAAATTTTTGAAACAAAATACGGTAGATCTGGATTAGAACCTAATGACAGGTTGTTTGCTTTCGATTTTGAAGGAGGAAAAAATAAAGCTGTTAGAAACAAGTTCAGTAAAATGGATCAACCTGTTGACGATAGAATTACTTATATAAACATGCCTTCTCAGTATCAATATAGAATAAACAAAAACGCGATTTTAGCTAAAGATAATTTTGGTTTTACTACAAATCAAATATCAGAATTTGGCATTAGTAATCTAACAGAAAATGAAGCAAAGCTTCAAAAGCTAACGTTAGAATACGAAAACGCTACTGATCCTGATGTTAAAAAAAGAATAGGTGAAAAAATTGATAAAGAATTTGGTACTGAAAAAGATTTAGGTAAAAAACTTTATGATACCAATACTGGAGATTTTATAGATTTAGAAAAAGCAGATGTTCCATTAGCTCAATTAGAGCTTTTTGAAAAAGCTAATGAAAAATCTATGAAAGATATAGATGTTTTACTAAACGAAAGAAATAATCAATATTATTCTTTAAACGGTCTTACAGGAGATATATTAAAATGGAATGATAAATTTAAAGAAAAAGGTCTTAGCTGGAACGAAGGAGAGGATTTTGCTTATAGTGACGTTAGTAATAATCAAAGTATTTTAACAAACCCTAAAAACATATCTAAATCACAATTAAAAAAGTTAGAACAATTTAATAAAACTGGAAAGCTACCTAAAGGATTAACTAAAATACCAGGATCTCATCCATTGGCTGTTGCTTTCAACAACGCTCTTGACGAATATACTGTGACCAACAAAGCTATAGCTCTTAATAGAAATTTAGCAACAACAGCTAGAAGTTGGGGATTTGACGAAATGTTAGACGACACAATGGAAATAACAGGAGCTGATGATGGTTTTTTAGGACTTACAGAGCCAAGTAATCTTATAACTCAAAACGAAGAAGCAAATATGTTTGCTGATCTTTTGTCAAGAACAGGCACTGATGTTGACACAGATCTTATAAACTATTCTACAAGTAAAAACTTTGGACAACGTAACTTAGGAGCTTTACCTCATTTTGGAGAGTTTGTATTTAAGATGTGGGGTTTTGGAAAACTAGGTGGTACAAAAGCTTTAAAAGATATTGGAGCAGGCGTAAAAGAACTCGGCAAAGGTTATAAAGTTTTTAGAAATGGAAAAAACTTTGGTGAAACTAACAAAAAATATAAGCTTTTTACTTCAGTAATCGATGCTGTAGAAGATGGTTTGAAATTTGAAGGTACTTCTTTAGCTTTTGATGGTGATGATTATAGAAAAGGTGAAGCAGGTATTTTTGGTGGAAGTATGAAAGCAGGTCAAATTGGTTTTGGTGCTTTTGCTAATAAATTTACAAGAGGTTTATCTAACGCTATAATGTCTCCTAAAAGTCAAGCTTTAGCTAACAATCCTTTCTATAGAGGTATAACTACAAAAGTTGCAGATGTTGCTAAATATAACACTCCAAGTAACATTGTAAAACAAACTGGTGAACTTCTTACCAGCGCAACAGGTTATCAATTTGCTAGTACAGTAACAGACATGGAAGGTTATTTTGGAGGTTTAAAAGAAGAAAATATAGGTTATTTTCAATCTACAGTAGATGAAATGTTTAAAATAGGAGCTATAGGACTTTTATCAAAAGGAATGCCTGGTGTTGACAATTTTTTAAACGCGAGTAAAGCTGATATAGTTAGGTTAACTTCTAATGGAAAAAGCTCTGTAGAGTCTAGAAGAGCTGCTGAATTTTTTGGAATAAAAAATGATCTAATAGAAAACCCTACAATCAAAACAGAAAGCTCAATAACAGAAAAATCTATAGAGTTAACTAAAGATATATTAGAAAAAAGAAAAAAAGGTGATATAAGCCCAGAGGAAGCTAGAGAGCAATTTAATGAAGTAAAGAAAAATGAACAAATGGTTTTAACTCAAGCGGCTATAAATGTTGCTAAAAAAGCTATTGATGTAGAAAGAGAAGCAGGAAACGCAGTTCCTACAGATGCAGAAATAATGGTTATATCTAATAAGCTAAAAAATGGAGAGCAATTAAGCGCTATAGAATCTCAAAAACTTAGTAGAATACCAAAAGAAATTTTATACGATACTATAGGTATAAAAGAAGGAACAAAAGCTTCTCAAAACTTAGACAATATATATAAAAACAATGACATAATTCAAGCTCAATTAAACGGTGGTGGATTACAGTTAGGCTATCATGGAATAGCTGGAGGAAAAACAAGCAGTTATATTATAAACGGTGGTCCAGTTGGTAAATACAATGTTAGTCGGAAGTTAACACCTGAGTTATATGAAGAGGCTTATAATTTTTTAAATAAAAAAAATAATCTAAACACAGATATATTTTCTTTACAAAAAAACTTAAAAGAAAATAGTGAAACACTTAGCGCTTCAGATAAAATAGATATTAAAAAAGAAATATCTGATAAAACAAAAGAACTAGAAAGATACGAAGACAAAGATGGTGATCTAGCTATAGAGTTGCAAAGAAAGTTAACAGAATCAGCGGAAAAACTAACAGAAGAATCTGTAAGTGAAACAAACATGAGAGGTGGTTCTAGTAAAATAATTAACAGTGTTCAAGAATTTCAAGACGCTTACAATAGAGCTGGTCTTGAAGCTAAAGATGTAAAAGGAGATATAGCTTTTATTGATCCTAAAACTGGAGAAAGATTTATAAACAAAGAAATTGCTAGTAAACTTAAAGATTTTACTGCTGATACTCACGAAGGAACCCATAGGTTTTTATTAGATCTTTTTAAAGATAACAAAGGAAAAGTAACAGAAAAAGGTATAGAAGTTATAGATGAGGTTTTAAATTCTTTATCTCCTAAACAAAGAGAACTAGTAGAATTTGACGTACAGCAACGATATGGAGATATAATTGCTAAGGGAGATAAAGGTCTTTGGTATGAAGAAAATTTAACTAGTTTGTCTGAGATGATAGACTCTGGTAAAATTGAATTTAACCAGACTTTAGGTAGAGCTTTTGAGTCAATGAGAGATAAAATACTAGGTAAAACTTTTACAAGCTTAGACCCTAGTAAAGTTGATGGAAAACAATTATATGAATTGTTTAGAGATTTATCAACAAACAAAGAAAAATTTAGAGAAGAATCTGAAGATTTAGCTAATGCAGCAGCTGAGGCTAGAGGCGAAAGAACTAGTGGTATAAGTGCTTCTGTTTTATCTTCTGCTAAAAAAGACGTACAAGATTTAATAGAAAGACAAAAGTCTGGTGAAAAAATAGATGAAACACTTTTAAATGATCAAATGCTTACTATGGCTGCTGATGCTTTAAGGTTTGACGTTAAAAAAGGTACTATAACACAAAAAGAGTTTGAAAGCTTTGCGCAACAATATTTTCCAGGAATAAGAAGAAGATATAAGCCAGAAAGTGGAAACCAGTTTAGTACGTTTTTTTATAATAACATGAGGCCTAAGGCTCAAAAGTTTTATGAAAGTTTAGAAAAACAAGGTTTAGAAACCAGCATTGATGCTTTAAAAGATAGAGGTAGAGAAATTGAAGATTTATCAGAACCAATAGAAGCAAAAATAGAAGAATCTGAAAACTTAGTAGATCCGTTTAAAGGTATGCCTGAAGGTTTTAAAGAAAAATTCTATGAAACTCAAAGAAATATATTAGACAAAGCTATTGAAGATGGTGTAGATATTGGTAGTAAAAAATATAAGAAAAACTTAGCGCTAACCGCTTTTAGCGAAGTTGCAGACATGTTTGGTATTCCTGTATCTCGTCTTTCAAATCCTAAAGATAACTTAAGAAAAAAAGAAAATTTAGAAATACAAAGATTTATAGCTAAAAACCCAGAGCAGTTTTTAAAATTGTTCTTACCAGGAAACATGAGAGTTTCAGAGGTTAGTTCTAAAGTTGGTGATAAAAAAATAAAATCAGGTGGTGAACCAATGGGTATACCTGGTAATGTTAGAAAAGTATTTTACGAAGAAACAGGAGAAGTTATAAACGGTAACAAGCAATATAGATTAAAACCAGAATTTAAAGGTCCTAACGCTAGACAAAATTTATTTGACGCTTTGGGTATAGAGCCAGGTAACTTACAAGGTTTTAATCCAAGATCTGACAAAGCTCAATTATTAAAAGGTGTAGCAAGAAATTTTGCAGTTGCTTTATCTAACAAAGCTATAAGAGATATAACACAAGAAAGAATTGATGAAGGATCTGTAAGCGAATCAGAAGGCATGAGAACTATTGGCGCTGGGTTTGATTCTAAACCTTTTGCATCTGCATCATCGCCTAAGAAAAATCCTACTTTAACTGATATAATGCAGCTTAATTTAGAAAACGCCGGTTTTGGTAAAATGGAAGAAGCAGGTTCTTTAGAATATTCTAAAAAAATACGAAATCTTGTTTTAAATCCTTTTGCCAATGTGTTTGGGAGCGCGTCTGAACCTATGATAAGATGGTTATCTGGTGGAGGTTTAAAACCTAGCACTGCTAAGAAAAGAAAATTTGGTTTTCTTGGAGGTAAAACTGAAAACACTCTTCAAGAGATAGTAGACAATCCAAAATACGGTATTGACAGTAAAGAATATAGAGAGGCAGAAAAAATTTTAATGAATGAAGAGTTTTTTACTATGCCTGGATTAAAAGCAGAACTAGCAAACGAAATAACTAATAGAGGTTTAGAAAATGCTGTAAGTAAAGAAGAAGCTAGATTAATAAAACTCGCTATAGGACCTCAAAACTTTGGTAAACTTGAAAACAATAAAAAGGTTTATGAAGATTTACAAAAAGGAAAAGATCTTATATTTGATAAGTTTAGAGAAATAGCAAAAATTGAAGATGGTAAGTATATGCCAGAGCTAATGAGCATGTTATATCACAGCAACGCTAACAACCATCCTTTTAGAAACTTAGCTACAGTGGAAGGTTTAATGCTAGGTTTAGATACAAAAGGAAAAGAAAACAGAGAAGAGCACGTGTTTCAGTACGGTAACTTTGCTGTTGCTATGGGTAAAGCTTTAACAGCTAGTGATAAATCTTTTCAAGGCTTTAAAGAATGGAGTAAAGAAAACTATTATCAATTAGTTTTAGATAAAGAACAAAGGCTAATATTAGATCAACCTGCTTTAAACGTAAACAGATTTACTGGCGAAACAATAGAAAGATATAGTCCTAAAGCTGAAATGCATCGTTTGCTTGGTACTGCTTTAGTTAAAGCTATAGAAACAGGTGATTACAGCAAAGTGCCTGATGTAAGATTAAGATATGCTAACGAGTATTTTAGCGCAAATCTTAACAAAATTGGTAGAGAAGTTAAACAAGCTGATGGCACTTATAGATTTATTACTGACGCAGAAGACTTTAATATAACAGTAGACAAACCTTTTCAAAACAATCAAAGCGTTATAAACGAACAAGGTAGATTAGCTTATCAAATAATGCTTTCTGAAAAAGGCTATATAAAAGAAGGAGAACCTAATTATACTACAAGAGAAACGGCTAGAGAAACAATGAATGCTTTTGAAGCTATAACACCTACAAAAGATGGACTTGTAGATCAAATAAATAAAAACGAAGGTGGTTCTAACAATTTTACAAATAACGGTATAAAAGTAATAACTGGTGAGCAAAACGTTTTTGAAACTAGAACAGCAGATGGTGCTGGTGCTGAAGGAAGAAAAATAATTAAACCTGTAAAATCATTAACAGCTGTAGACGCTGACAACACCACTTTTGTTTCTAAAAACAAAGTAATAGGAACAAGACCTGATGGTTCTAAAATAATGTTAAGAACAGAAGAGTTTGGTGAACAAGCTAGTGCTTTAGAAGCTGAAGGAGTTACTTTTGATTTTAGTGATTTTATGAAAATTAAAGACGGAAAACCTGCTGCTTATTTTAAAAGATTAAAAGAGCAATACAAACAGCATGGTCCTGAGAATTTATTTGTAGTTAGCGCAAGACCACCAGAGTTTGCTGAGCCAATGAGAAGATGGTTAAACTCTAATAAGATAAACATACCAGTTGAAAACATTATAGGCTTAGGTAATGGTTCTCCACAAGCAAAAGCAAATTGGTTTTTAAAGAAAGCAGCAGAAGGTTATAATGACTTTTTATTTGCTGATGATATACTAGCAAATGTTAAAGCTGTTAAAAATGTTATAGATCAAGTAGATATTAAAGGTGAAGTTCAAGCCTCTATTGCTTCAAAACCTAAAACTTTTGATAGAATATTTAATGAAAACCTAGAATTAAGAACAAGTGAACTGCCAGGCCAAACTATAGGTGCTGACTGGACAATATCAGCAGCAAGAGCGGCGTCAGAAGGTAGGTTAAAAAATAAAAACATGTTCTCTAATTTCTTTATGGGTTATTCTGCAGAAGACTTTAATGGTTTGTTATATGAAACTTTACCTAGTGGTAAACGTGGTGATGCAATGTATCAATTTTATAACGACAATTTAATTGATCCTTTTAACAGAGCTGAAAGAAGAATTGAGTCTGCTAAAATTGCGGCAGCTAGTGATTTTAAAGCTTTAAAAAGTAAACTAGAAAAACTACCTAAGAGTATGAATACCGAGACAGGTATTGGTAATTACTCATTTGGTGATGCGGCTAGAGTTGCCGTGTGGACAAATCAAGGCATGGAAATACCTGGTTTATCTAAAAGAGATCAAAAGAAACTAAACAAGTTTGTAAGTGAAAACGGAGACTTAAGTGTTTTTGTAAGTGAAATTGCTAAAATGCAAAAAGGTAAACAATATCCTAAACCAAAAGAAGATTGGATATCTGGAACTTTGTCTAGCGATATAATGGGAGAAATAAATAAAGTTAACAGAAAAGAATATTTGCAAGAGTGGAAAGAAAATGTTAGTATTATTTTTTCAGATAATAATAAAAACAAACTAAGATTTGCTTTTGGAGATAAATATGTAGAAGCTTTAGACGATGTGTTAGGTAGAATGGAAAGTGGAAACAATAGAGCTCCTGGTGGTAACAGAACAGTAAACAACATGTTAGACTGGGTTAACGGATCTGTTGGTGCTACGATGTTCTTAAACACTAGATCAGCTGCTCTTCAAACTATATCATCTGTAAACTATATTAATTGGGGTGATAATAATATATACAAAGCTGGTAAAGCATTTACAAACCAAAAGCAATATTGGAAAGATTTCAAAACATTATTTAATTCTGATTACCTTATAAACAGAAGAGAAGGTTTAAATATAAACGTTGCTGAGTCTGAAATAGCTGAAGCATCTAAAAAAGGTGGAGCAAAAGGAGCTATTGCTTATTTACTTAACAAAGGTTTTGTAATGACAAGAGGAGCTGATAGTTTTGCTATTGCTTCAGGTGGTGCTACGTTTTATAGAAATAGAATTAAGTCTTTAATGGATGGTGGTATGCCAAAAGAAATGGCAGAAGCACAAGCTATGGATGCTTGGAGAAAAATATCTGAAGAAAACCAGCAATCAAGTAGTGCTATGAGAATTAGCCAACAACAAGCAAGCGGTGCGGGTAGATTAGTTTTAGCTTATGGTAATACACCTATGCAGTATTCTCGTATTATGAAAAGAGCAGGTCAAGATCTTGCAAACAATAGAGGTGATTGGAAAACAAACGTATCTAAAATAGTTTATTATGGAGCCGCTCAAAACTTAATATTTAATGCTTTGCAAAATTCTTTATGGACAGAAACATTTGATGAAGATGGTGATGGAAATGATAAAGCAGTTAGAACAATAAACGGTATGGGTGATTCGTTACTTAAAGGTTTAGGTATACAAGGATCTGCTGCTATAGCTATTAAAAATTCTTTAATGACAATAGCAAAAGAAAACGACAAAGACTCACCAGAGTTTAGAAAAGCTATAAGTGATTTGTTTGATTTTTCTCCTCCTTTAGATACTAAGATTAGAAAATTAAATTCAGCGGCTAATACTTTTAGCTGGCAAAGAGAAGAAATAGCTAACCAAGGTTTTAATTTAAATAACCCATCTTATTTAGCAACAGCTCAAGTAATATCAGCAACAACAAACATACCTGCGGATAGAGCAATACAAAAGCTAAATAACGTAAGACAAATATTTAATAAAGAAAGTGAAAATTGGCAAAAAGTTGCTTTAGCTTTAGGTTGGTCTTCTTGGGATGTAGGCTTAGGATATTATGGTGTAGAAGAAAAAGTTGATCAAACTCCAGAAATGATATTGAAAGAAAAAGTTAACACTATGAAAAAAGAAACAAGTGTTAAAGAACAAAAAGATCTTTTATTAAAACTTGGTTTAACTAAGCAACAAATAAAAGCTTTGAAATACGAAAACGAAAGAGTTAAAAAAATATTAGAATTACAAGAAAAAAACAAAGAATAATGGCACAAGAAATTGGCGAACAAACTAAAGTAACACTTGACCTTAAAACTATAGGTACAATAGTAGGATTTACTATAGCATTAGCTACAACTTATTTTACTTTAAAAGCAGATATAGCTATCGCTATGGAAATGCCTGAACCTGAAATATCTAGTGTAGAGTTTAAATACAAAGACGAACTAATACGATCTAATGTAGAAAAAGTTATAGAACAGGTAGATAACATTGAAAAAGATGTTGATGAAATAAAAGAAATGATGAAAACTTTAGACGCAAGATTGTATGAAATACAAAAAAGACCATGAAACATGTAATAATAATAGTAGGGCTTTTATTCACAACCTTAAGCTTTGGCCAATATAAAGATGACATTAG